GTCAAGAGACAAAGATGGCTATGGCAGATGCACAACACATGCATGCTACTAAGATGGCTCAAGGTCAGGAGGCTTACCAGGGAAAACTTTTAGAAGCCCGTCAGTCAGATTGGAAGGACGAGGCAGTTTTGATAATTTTAAGTTTGCCCGTCTTGGTGCTCGCTTGGGCAGTCGTATCAGATGATCCAACAGCAATGGACAAGGTAAAATTATTTTTTGATATGTTCTCACAGCTCCCATCATGGTTCACAAATTTGTGGATCCTTGTCGTTGCGAGCATATATGGTATTAAAGGTACACAGATTTTCCGTAACGGAAAAAAGTAATGTCTGATAACAGTTTTGAACTGATAAACGAATACAAAGAACAGATTCGTATACTTCGACAAGAAGTAGCAGAGTTGCAGGATGCTGGCAAATCTAAAGATGCAGCTAATAAAAGATGTTTGCAAAAATTAGAACATACAAATAAAGATTTAGAAGACGCACAAGAAAAAATAAAAAAATTGGAGGAAAAAAATGATTCAAAAAATAAAAAATCTTTGGAATAAATTTGTTGAATGGTTATTTTCAGGATACGATAAGTGAAATTTGGTTTAATTCTTTTTTTATGCTCATTTGTAGCAGAAGAATGTTTGCCACCCCATTATTTTCCTGCAGAATTTGAAGATGAATATACTTGTTTAATGACAGGTTATGAACAATCTATTTTAAAAATGAAAGAAATAGGTAGAGAAGAAATTAATCAACACAGTATGTACATAAAATTTGTATGTGCTGAAATAAAACTACAAGAAGAAGATACTTAATTATGAGAACCCTCGCAATATTATTTATGTTATTATTTACAACCTTTGCACATGCAGGAAGCACCCAATCAAATGTATCTGGGTCTAATACTGCTATTGAAGGTGGGTATACATCAAGTGCTACAACTACATACCAATCTGGGTCTAGTTCAAATAGTACTACGAGTAATACAACAAATTCTAATGTTAGGTCAGCACCTCCATCAGCATCAGCTCCATCTTATAACTCGATGACACAAGATGTTTGTAGCACAGGTGCTTCAATAGGAGTACAGACTTTTGGAATAGGTGTTAGTGGTGGAAAACATTTTATAGATAAAAATTGTGAAAGATTAAAGTTAGCTAGAATACTTAATGACTTTGGTATGAAAGTA